ACCTGAATCACCTATGGGTAAACCAAAGTTGATGAATAAAGGTGGGTTTGCTATGTGGTTTGACGCTACATTTGTAGTAACATTTGGTAATATTGCTAATGCTGGAACATCTAAGATTAAAGCAATTAAAGATAAAAAGCAAGTTGAATTTGCTAAACGTACTAATCTTCAAATTGATAAAAACCATATTAATGGTCTTACTACTAGAGGTAAAATTATTATGACCCCACATGGTTTTATTAATGACTCAGATAAGGATCTTAAGAAATATAAAGATGACCATACTAAAGAATGGAGTAAAATCCTAGGTGGAGGTGATTTTGATATTATTGAGGAAGTTTATGAAGAACCTACACCACAGGTATTCACAGAACAAGAACCAAGTTAAATTATGGCAAATAAGGATTTATTAGAGCTCCTCAATAACATGGATAAGGAGCCGGAGACACCCTCCTCACCACATGAAAGAGTTTTATTTATTGACGGTCTAAATCTATTTTTTAGAAACTTCGCAATGCTTAATATTGTAAATGAGCATGGTGTTCATGTAGGTGGACTAGGCGGATTTGTTCGATCATTGGGGACTCTAATAAATGCCATTCAACCCACATCTATGTATATTATATTTGATGGAGAAAATTCATCAATGAATCGTAAAAATGTTCTTTCAGAATACAAGGCAGGCCGTCATCAGTCTCGTATTACAAACTGGGAGATATTTGAAAATGTGGGGGATGAACATGATGCTAAACTAGATCAAATTGTAAGATTAATCGATTATTTAAAGTGTCTCCCTGTAAAAACCATAGCGCTCGATAAAGTAGAGGCCGATGATATTATCGCACATTTAGCAACAACTATCACCAATAATAATAACAACTCCCGTGCGTTTATTGTTTCAAGTGATAAAGATTTTATTCAATTAACAAGTAATAAAATTTGTGTGTACCGTCCTATTGAAAAAGATTTTTATACCCCTGAAACTGTAGTAAATAAATTTAATGTTTTACCTGAGAATTTTATTTTATATAAAGTACTTATGGGTGATGCTTCAGATAAGGTTCCTGGTATAAAAGGTTTAGGAGAGAAAAAGTTACGTAAATTATTCCCTGAATTAAATGAACGTAAATTAACTTTAGATGATATTATTGAAATAGCCGGAGAAAAGCATAAGGAACATCTTATATATTCTCGTATTGTATTTGAAGAAGATAACCTTCGTAAAAATTACAAAATCATGGATTTACATAATCCGATGGTAGATGAATTAGAAAAAACGTATTTAGAAGAACAAATAGATGTTAATCCACCCGTGCTAAATGCAAAAGCCTTTCTTAGATTTTACCAAGAAGATGGGTTACGCCATTTAATTAAAAATCCTGAATTTTGGGTAAATAACCAGTTTCAAACATTAAATAGTTTTATAGATGACTCTAAGTGATTTAAATAAGTATGGTTCAGCATTTCAAATTAAGGTTATTCATTCCTTACTTAGTCGTAAAGAGTTTTTAACTAATATTCATGATATACTAGATTCATCTTATTTTGATAACCAAGCTCATAAATGGATAATTGATAATATTCTTAAATATTATAATGATTATCATACAACACCTACACCTGAGGTACTAAAATCTGAATATGAAAAAGTTACTAATGATGTTTTAAAAGTATCTATTAGAGAACAGCTTAGAGATGCATATAAAATAGGAGCTACAGATTCAGAATATATTGAATCTGAATTTTCAGCATTTTGTAAAAACCAACAACTTAAAAAAGCACTATTAGGCAGTGTTGATTTACTTAAAGCGGAAGATTATGACTCAATTAGAGGATTAATTGATAATGCTCTTAAAGCAGGTATGGATAAAAATATTGGACATGAGTACATGAAAGATATTGAATCACGTTTTAGAGTAGAACAAAGAATTACTATACCAACTCCTTGGCCTCAATTTAATGATATTTTACAAGGTGGTTTAGGTAATGGTGATTTTGGTTTGATATTTGGTGGTCCTGGTGCTGGTAAATCTTGGTCATTAGTTGCTATAGCAGGTGGTGCTGTTAAAAAAGGATTTAATGTAGTATATTATACATTAGAGTTAGGTGAAGAATATGTAGGTAGGAGATTTGATGCTCATTTTACAGGTATTCCTTCTAATGAAATTGCAATGCATAAAGATAAAGTTGTAGATATAATGTCTAAGTTACCTGGTAAACTTATTATTAAAGAATTCCCCCCAAATAAGGCATCTATGTCAACAATTGAGTCACACATCCAGAAATGTGAAGATTTAGGTACTAAGATAGATTTAGTAGTTATTGATTATGTTGACCTTCTTCGATCAAAGAAAATAAGTAAGGAGCGGAAGGAAGAAATTGATGATATTTATATAAGCACGAAAGGATTAGCCCGCGAGCTTAATATCCCAATTTGGTCAGCTTCTCAAGTTAACAGACAAGGAGCTTTAGATGAAGTAATTGAAGGACATAAAGCAGCGGGCTCTTATGACAAAATGATGATAACAGATTTTGCTGCTTCTATTAGTCGTCGTGCAAAAGATAAACAAACCGGAGTTGGTAAACTCCATATAATGAAGAATAGATACGGAATGGATGGACTTACTTATAACGCTGCTATTAATATTGCTATTGGTGATTATAGAATCATTAGTGATGCAGAGTTTGAAGAATTATCTGGTTCCCCTGAATTAAATTCAAATGAAAGTTCTACTATAAAAGATAATTTCAGTTTATCTGAAAAAGATCAGTTACGTAATTTTCTCAATTCATAACTTTTTAATTAACAAATTACAATGGCAAAAAAAGATCTTTTGCAAGAACGCATCGTTTACAAACCTTTTGAATATCAAGAAGCAGCCGATTATTGGTTAAAACAACAACAAGCCCACTGGTTACATACAGAAGTTCCCATGATGAGTGATATTACAGATTGGAGCTCAAATTTAAATGAAACAGAAAAAAACATTATAGGATCTATCCTTAAGGGTTTTGCTCAAACAGAAACAGTTGTAAATGATTATTGGTCAGGATTAGTAACTAAATGGTTTAGAAAACCAGAGGTTATAATGATGGCTACAACATTCGGTGCGTTTGAAACAATACATGCTGAAGCATATTCACTATTAAATGAAACACTTGGACTTGAAAATTTCGCTGAATTTATGGAAGATGAGGCTACGATGGCTAAAATTGAAAATCTTACTACTGTTAGGGATAGTTTTAATGGTAAAAAAGATCTCCACGAAATTGCTAAATCACTCGCTGTATTCTCCGCATTTACCGAAGGAGTTAACTTATTCTCTTCCTTTGCCATACTCTTATCTTTTAAGATGCGAAATAAGCTTAAAGGAGTGGGTCAAATTGTTGAATGGTCTATTAGAGACGAATCCCTTCACTCAGAAGCCGGATGCTGGTTATTCAGAACACTTATTAATGAAAACCCAGAAATCAAAACACCAGAACTACAAGCAGCTATAAATGAAGCAGCTTTATTATCTTTACAACTTGAATTAGATTTTATAAATAAGGTTTATGAATTAGGTGATTTAGAGGGTTGTCCAAAACAAGATTTAATAAACTTTATTAAAAATAGAGTTAATGTAAAATTAGGTGATTTAGGATATGATCCTATTATTGAAGGTGTTGATTTAACAGCCGTAGAAAGAATGAGTTGGTTCGGTGCTCTTTCTGGAGGTAAACAACATACTGACTTTTTTGCAAACCGAGTAACTAATTACTCAAAAGGCCACATGGAGTGGGATGAAAGTATATTTTAATTAATTATGGATAACAATATAATAGCCGATTACTCCCAATGGGAAAGAGGTAAAGACTACCCTGAATTTTTTGATGATGTAGCTTTATCTACAATATCAAAAGGGTATTTAATGCCTGGGGAAACTCCTCGTAAAGCGTATAGGCGCGTAGCTAATGCAGTAGCAGAAAGATTAAATCGCCCTGATTTAGCTAGTAAATTTTTTAAATATATTTGGAATGGATGGATTGGTCTCGCTAGCCCTGTTCTCAGCAATACCGGTACTGATCGGGGTTTGCCTATTAGTTGTTTTGGTGTTGATACTCCGGATTCGATACGTGGTATTGGTCTCACTAACGCAGAACTTATGCGACTTACTTCCTATGGGGGAGGCGTGGGAATATCCCTTAGTAGAATTAGAGGAAGAGGAGAAGGTATAACAGGAAATGGAGTCTCAGAAGGAATTGTCCCTTGGGCTAAAATTTATGATTCAACTATTATTGCAACTAATCAAGGTTCAGTAAGACGTGGAGCTTCTTCTGTAAATTTAGATATTAATCATAAAGATATTAAAGAATTCTTACAGATTCGCAGACCTAAAGGTGATCCTAACAGACAATGTTTAAACTTACATCAAGCTGTAATGGTGGATGATGCGTTTATGAAGCGCTTACAGGATCGAGACAGCGAGGCTATGTCGTTGTGGTTAGAAATACTTAAATCACGTGTAGAAACGGGTGAACCATACATAATGTTTAAGGATAATGTTAATAAAGATAATCCTTTAGCATACCGCATGAATAATTTAGATGTTTCTATGACTAATATTTGTACTGAGATTACACTCCATACAGATGAGGAACATAGCTTTATTTGTTGTTTATCTTCTCTTAATTTAGCTAAATATGATGAATGGAAAAACACAGATGTAGTTGAAGTTGCTACTTACTTCTTAGATGGTGTAATGGAAGAATTCATCCAAAAAACTAATGGTAAAGATTCTATGGTTCGTACCCATAGAAGTGCTAAAAAAGGTAGAGCATTAGGTTTAGGAGTAATGGGGTGGCATACTTTTTTACAACAAAAGAATTTACCTTTTAACTCAATTGGAGCCACAGCTTGGACTCATACTATTTTTAGTGATATTAAAACTAAAGCTGAGGCTGCTTCCCGTCAAATGGCCTTAGAATATGGAGAACCTGTTTGGTGTAGAGGTACAGGTATGAGAAATACTCATTTATTAGCTATTGCCCCTACAGTATCTAATTCTCGAATCAACAGTTGTTCAGCAGGTATTGAACCTCAACCTGCAAACATTTATGTATTTAATGGTGCTAAAGGAACTTTTATAGTTAAAAACCCTGAATTAGAAAAATTACTAAAGGAAAAAAAACATAATACAACTCGTGTTTGGGATCAAATTATGGGTGATAATGGTTCTGTAATGGGTTTATCTAATGATATCCTTACCGAAGATGAAAAGGAAATCTTTATGACATTCCCAGAAATCAACCAATTTTCTCTAGTTCAACAAGCAGCAACTCGTCAAAAATACATTGATCAAACACAATCATTAAATTTAGCGTTTGACCCAACAGATTCCCCCAAATGGATTAACCAAGTCCATATGGAAGCTTGGAAATTAGGTGTTAAAACTCTATATTATCTTCGTACAGATTCAGTTATTAAAGGTGATTTAGGTTCTCGTACTACAGAAGATTGTTTAAGCTGTGATGGGTAGTAATATTTATTAATGTAATTTTAAAATAATTAATTATGAAAAAAGTATTAAACTTTATCAAAAAAATCTTTATAACTATTAAAGATTGGGTTATAGCTAACGGAATTGAAGGTGTAGTAGGTTTAATTGCCGGTCTTATCTTATGGGCTTTTGGCTACAAAATTTATGCTGGGTTTGCTTTTGGTGTATTTGCAACTCGTAATTGGGATATTGTAAAATTAAAGGTATCTAAGCTAATAAAAAAGTAAATTACTTTATTTAAAATGCCAAGAAGGAACGCAATTTAGCGTTCCTTTTTTTATATTTATAACTATGAATAAAGCTACAAAAATATGTTTAGGCATATCAGTTGGAATTATACTTATATTCTTTATATTAGAAACTTTTCTTGTATTTAGAGTATTTGAGTTTAGTTATTTTTTAGCTGAATTTGGGTATGGATGTATAATTGCCCTAATTCCTTTCTTTTCTTATATTATTTGGGATTTTAATCGTACTTCTAAATTAAAAGAAGCAAATATTGATTTACAATTAAATGCAATTGATAAATCAAATATAGTAGTAGTACTTAATATGGAAGGGAAAATTTTATCTCATAATAGCAACTTTTGTACTACTATGGGTTATACAGAAAAAGAATTAAAAAACAAAAACCATAGATATATGGTTCCTAAAGAGTATAGCAATAGTTTAGACTATCATGAATTTTGGAAAAGACTACAAAGAGGTGAAACTATTAGTGGTGAATTTGAAAGAATTGCTAGGGATGGTACTTCTCGTTGGTTATTTGGTAATTATACTCCAATAAAAGATCCTAAGGGTGGGTATAATAAAGTTTTAAAAATAGCAACAGATACAACTATACAACACAATGCTGAAATTGAAGTCAACCAGAAAAATTCTTATTTAGAACATGCTGCTAAAATTTTAAGACACGATATGCATAGTGGAATTAACACATATATGCCTAGGGGGTTAACTTCTTTAAAAAGAAGAGTTTCTGCTGAAAAAATTAAAGAATTAAAAATAGAAGCTCCTTTAAAAATGTTAGAAGAAGGTTTAAAACATACACAAAGAGTTTATGCTGGAGTTAAAGAATTTACTAACTTAGTAAAAGAAGATGCTCAATTAGATATGGAAGATCATAATTTAGCAGTTATACTAAATAATTATTTATCTGCTACATCTTATATTAAGCAAGTTAAAATTAAAAGTTTACCTGTAGTAAATGTAAATGAACCTTTATTTTGTACAGCAATAGACAATTTAATTAGAAATGGGTTAAAATATAATGATAGTTCTACTAAATTAGTATCTATTTATATGGGTAATGATTCTACTTTATGTATAGAAGATAATGGAAGAGGAATGACTAATGAAGAATTCCTTCAATTATCAAAACCATATACTAGAAAAGCAGGGCAAAAAGAAGGAGGATCAGGGTTAGGATTAAATATATGTATCGCAATATTAAAAGAACATGGTTTTGCTATAACCTCTGAAAAAACAAAAACAGGAACTATATTAAAAATAAAAATTAAAACAACATGATAAATTCTATATTACTTATAGACGATGAGGATCTATTCCACTTGGTATTTGAAGATGCCTGTAGCATCTTAGATATAACTTTATCTCTAGAAGCCCTTAATTCTTCAGATGAAGCTAATCTTAAATTTAAAGAATGGTGGCCCGATGACCCTAATGAAGAACGCCCCGAATGTGTATTTGTTGATTTAAATATACTTGGTTCATCTTTTGATGGAATTGAGTTAATTCGTAAAATTAATTTTGAGTATGGTAATGGATGTGTAATAGGAATTATATCATCATCAGATGACAATCAAGAAATTGAAAAAGCAAAAGCCGCTGGAGCTCAATTTTGGATTATTAAATCAGATGATATTGAACCTCGATTAGAAGAATTTATGACAGATTATGATGCTTATAAAGATAGATCAGCTGAATTTAAAGTTTATAGGTAATGATAGAAATAACAGAGCATGTAAGAAATGTTCTACTAGAGGTTGCTAAAAAAAGAAAAATCTATGTAGAAGGAAATTTCCTTAAACTTCTTAAAGCCCCAAAAGGTGATAATGAATTTGAGAAATATCTTGAACTCTGTAAAGAAAAAGATACTACTAGACGTAAAAAACGTTTAGAGGTTACGAAACAAGTTCAAAAACAAAATGGAGAACTTGTTGAAAAACAAAAAGAAAATGATACTCTAATGAAGGAGCTTCAAGTAGCATTAGAATCATCAAATCAATTAAGAGAAAAAGCAGAAAAGGGTAAGGATAAAGCATTAGAAGATTTAGAAGTAATGCAAAAGAAAACCCAATTTGAACTAATTAGTACAATTGTGAAAGTTGCTTTAGTAGTAATAGTTGGTGTGGGTATAATTACTACAATTATGTATGCTATCGCACTAACTTCAGGAGCAGATACTCAAATTATAGGATCAACCTGGAGTAATATGTTTGGTATTTTACTTACAAATGCATTTTCTATTGTAGGCACAATTATGGGAGTTAAATACGCAACAGAAAAAGAATAAAATGAGCCCTCAGATATTAGATAATCTTAGCACAAAGACTTTTTATGATCTTCTATCTTTACCTTTTAATAGAGATATTAATAATAGTAATCAAATAACTTCTGTAGTAAATTTTAATAAGCTTGCCCCGGAATTAAAATTAGTTTTATTATCATTACCAATGGTGCAATATACTGGTGATTTCAAAGCTGGTGGATTAGACTCAAAACAAAGATTATATTTAATGAGTGAATTAGATAATACATATCTAATTGATACTCTTCACTCAAATTATGCCCAGTGTGTAACTAAGCTTACTAATGTTCCGGATTTAAGTAATAAAGAAATTACATTTACTGGGATTCAAGAAGATAAAAACAAAAGCATTAATTTAGTTAAAAAAAGTGAAAGTTATAGTTTAATATATGATGAAATAGATTATATTATTGAAATTGTTAATGAAAATGATGGAACTTTTACAAGTATTCAATATGGCGATAATTTTGTTATGGATACTGTGTTAGAAAAAGAAATTTTAGAGTTTTTCTATAAAAATAAATAATATGTATAAGCATATAATTTGTTATACTTAATGGTTTTTATATGCCTAATAATATAAAAAATAAAATCATGGCCTTTAAAGATATTTTTAAAGATGATAATAACGTAAATGAAAAGAATGTTATTGGATTTATGGCGTTTGCTGTAATGGTAATATTTGCTATAGTAGACTTAGTAACAGGTTACTTTGGTAAAGACTTAGTAATTCAAGAATTCATTTATAACTCATTTGTATTTATCACATTAGGTTCATTTGGTATCGCAGGATTAGAAAAATTTGCTAAAAAATGAAAAATAGCTGTAATTGTATAGTATGTAATTGTCACTTTACCTGTGGATGTTCATGCTGTAATTGTAATTAGTAAACTTATGAAATTATCTAAAAACTTATCTTTAGGTGAATTTACTAGATCTTCAACTGCAAAACGTAGAGGTTTAGATAATACTCCTAAAGGCAAACATCTAGAGGCAGCTAAATTATTAGCTGAAAAAATATTTCAACCAATTAGAGAACACTTCGCTAAACCTATTTTCATTTCTTCAGGATATAGAAGCCAAGCTTTAAATGAAGCAATTGGTGGCTCCAAGACTTCACAACATTCAAAAGGTGAAGCTATTGATATTGATATGGATTATCGAAATGGCCCAGAAAATGAAGAAATATTTCATTATATTAGAGAAAATTTACCATTTGACCAATTAATCTGGGAATTTGGAACTAACGAAAGACCTGATTGGGTTCATGTTTCATATAATAGTGATGGAGAACAAAGAGGCCAAATCCTATCAGCTAAAAGAAATTCCAAAGGAAAGACTTATTACGAAAACTGGTCAATATGAAAACTTCCACTATAACTTTCTTAACCGTCCCTATTTTGACACTATCTTTTTTATGCTCTTATTTTATGGAGCTTACTATGAGTAACGCTGAACAATATCTTGGCTTAATAGCTGTTGTCTTTATAGATGGTTTTTTTGGTATAGTAGCTGGAATTAAACGTGAAGGTTTTCAAACAAGAAAAGCAGTTCGTGTATTACAACGTGCTATAGGTTGGGTTATGTTTTTAACAGTAGTATTAATGGTAGAAAAAGGTTTTACAGGAACAGCTTGGCTTAGCGAAGCAGTTATCATACCGTTCATTATATTACAAATAATCAGTGCCCTTAAAAATGCATCTATGGCTGGATTTATAAAAGCTGAAGAATTAAATAAATTATTAGATCGCATAGATAACCA